CACAGATTCAGTTACTACACTTACTGTAACAAGTACTACAGGATTTTCCTCTACAGGAAAAGTATATGTAGGTAGCGAAATTATTACGTATACTGCTGTAGGTTCTAGTACAACTCTTACAGGACTTACTCGTGGTGCAGAAGGCACTACTGCCGCTGCACATTCTAGTGCTGTACAAGTAGCACAGTTTGAAGCAGGTGCTACTCCAATATATGTAGTACGCACACTAGATAATAATTATTTATTATATCCTTTCCCTGAGAAAACATATACAATTAAATTTGATTATTTTACTTTTCCTACTGATATGTCTGCTCATGGAGATACAACAACAATACCCGATAGATTTTCTCCTGTTATTGTAGATGGTGCTACAGCTTTTGTGTATCAATATAGAGGTGAAGCACAACAATATGGAATTAACTTTGCTAGATTTGAGCAAGGTATTAAAAATATGCAAACACTTTTAATAAATAAATTTGATTATGTACGCTCCACCTACATACCATATGCAGGTAATTCTAGGGGTTCTAGTAACGTAAGGGCAGACTAAATGGCTGATACCGTACCTTTTGCCTTTACATGTGAAGGTGGCTTAGTATTAAACCGTTCTACATTTATCATGGAACCCGGACAAGCACTAGAGCTAACTAACTTTGAACCTGATATTGAAGGTGGTTACAGGCGTATAAACGGTTTTCAACCTCATATAAATCAAATTGTTCCTGAAGATTTATCTTCTTCTGAGTCAGTTTTAATGGTTGCTTTATTTAGTAACTATGTATTAGCTGCAAGAGGTAGAAATATATGGAGTTCCGCATCAACGCCACTTTCTGTTAAAATACTTGCTGGAACAGGAATGACAGGTTCTGGAACTATTAATGTAACAAGTACAACATCCTTTAGTTCAAGCGGTACTCTACAAATTAATTCAGAAATATTTACGTATACAGGTAAAACAACTACGTCTTTTACAGGTGTAACTAGAGCAACTAGTAGTACTACAGCAACAATTCATGCTGCTAATAGTGTTGTATCGGAAACGTGGATACAAAGAGACTCAGGAAGAACAGGTGCTGTAAAGTATCATTTTGAGAGATTTAACTTTGATGGTACAGATAAAATAATAGTAGCCGATGGCGTAAATGCACCAACCGTATTTAACACATCTCTTACTGCTACTGATGTTTCTACTAGTAGTGTAGTAGGTTCTAAGTTTGTTGTATCGTTTAAAAACCATATGTTTTATGCTGGCAAGTCTACTACTCCACAAGAAGTAATATTTAGTGTACCTTTTGACGAAGATGATTTTAGTAGCGGTAGTGGTGCAGGTAGTATAAAAGTTGACGATACTATTACTGCATTAAAAGTTTTTCGTGACGACTTGTTTATATTTTGTGAAAATAGAATATTTAAATTGTCAGGAACATCTAGTGCAAACTTTGCTGTATCTGCTGTTACTCGTGACATTGGGTGTATTAATGGCTTTACTGTTCAAGAATTTGCAGGTGATTTAATTTTTCTTGGTCCTGACGGACTCCGTACTATTGCTGGTACTGCTAGAATTGGTGACGTGGAACTTGGTACTATTAGTTCTAACGTACAGTCTATTTTTAGAGAAAACTTACAAGACGCAGACAATTTTGATTCTTTAGTTATACCAGATAAAACGCAGTACCGAATATTTTTTAGTAAAGATGGTACAGAACCAACCACTTTTGGTGTTATATGCGTAATGAAAGGTACTGGATTTGAGTTTGCTCAAACTAAAGGAATTAAACCGTCTAGTACAGATTCAGTAGTACAGAATGGTACTGTTCTTCCTGTGCATGGGGGTTTTGATGGATATGTATACAGACAAGATATTGGTGATACTTTTAATGGAGCTTTAATACAAGCCAAATACAGAAGTCCTGACTTAACATTTGGTGATCCCGGCATAAGAAAATACATGCAACGAGTAAATATTAACTACGCACCTGAATCGACTATTGATGCAGACATGTTTGTAAGATATGATTATGAAGCACAGGGGTCTACTAGACCTGCTGCTTACCCATTAGATAGTTTAAATGTAGCTGGTATATACGGAACATCTACATATGGAGTAACTTCTTATGGTGGGCCTTCACAACCAATTGTGCGTAAGTCAGTAGAAGGTTCAGGATTTGCTGTAGCGTTGAGGGTAGAAGATGGTGCTACTAGTACAGGACCGTATTCGTTAAAAGGATTTCAAATGGAATATCAGTTAGGGGCTAGACGTTAATGGGTGCAACATATACAAGACAATCCTCGTATACCGATGGCGATACTATTACCGCATCAGATACTAATAATGAATTTGACCAGTTAGTTGCTGCTTTTGCAGCTAGTACTGGACATACACACGATGGTACAGCAGGTGAAGGTGGACCAGTTGAATTATTAGCTACTAATACAATTACATTTGGTACAGGTGCAGATACCGATATTGTCATAACATTTAATGCTAATACTAATGATGGTATTCTTAAATGGATGGAAGATGAAGATTACTTTGAATTTTCTGATGATATTTTAATTGCTACCACAGAAAAAATACAATTTCGTGACACAGCAATCTATATAAACTCTAGTGTAGACGGTCAGCTAGATATTGTAGCTGATACAGAAATACAGATTGCAGCCACAACAGTAGACATTAACGGTAATGTGGATATATCTGGCACATTAACTATTGGTAGTGCAGGTATATCTGAAGCTGAACTAGAAATATTAGATGGTGCAACAGTCACCACAACAGAACTAAATATTATTGATGGTGGTACATCTGCCAGTGCTACTACTGTAGTTGATGCTGACCGTGTTGTATTCAATGATGCTGGAACTATGAAACAGGTAGCGGTCACGGACTTAGCTGCCTATTTTGATGACGAAATTACAGCCATGCCAAACTTAGTTTCAACCGGGGCTTTAAACTCTGGTTCGATTACTAGCGGCTTTACTTCTATAGACGTAGGTTCAGGAGCAATAGCAACAACAGGCACCATGACTTATGGTAGCTTGTCGGATGGTAGCATCACTATTACTGCGTTTGTTGATGAAGACAACATGGCAAGCGACAGTGCTACACTGTTACCAACACAACAATCCGTTAAGGCTTATGTTGATGCAGCTCAAGCTGCTGTTACCACATCCTTTCAATTAGAGGATGACGATGGTACAGAAGTAGCAATTACTAATGCTAAAGAAATAAAGTTTATTGGTTCTGGTCTTACAACTAATTGGACTGACGTTTCTACAGGTTCTGATGCTGACCCTTATGATTTAACGTTTACAGTTGACGCTGCACAAACAGGCATTACTTCACTCCTTGCTACAGACATTAAGATTGGCGAAGACGACCAAACCAAGATTGATTTTGAAACTGCAGATGAAATACATTTTTATGCTGCTAACGTTGAACAAGTCTACGTGGGAGACAATATATTTGGGCCACAGTCAGACAGTGATGTTGATTTGGGTTCTACAGGTGTTCGTTGGAAGGATGCGTTTGTAGATGCCATTACGGTAACAGGAGAGATAGATGGAGCTTCCCTAGATATATCTGGGAATGCTGACATTGATGGCACCCTCGAAGCTGATGCTATTACTGTCGGTGGTACAGCATTAGCTACACTTATTGCAGCAACAACAGTCACAAATTCAACCAATTCAACAACTACAACAAACGCAACAAACTCTTCTCATGTTTTAGTAACGGATAACGAAAATACCAACGAAGAAAATCTTATTGCTTTTGTTGAAGGTGCAACATCCACTACAGGCAATGTTGGTCTGGAAATGGATGGTAACTTTGCATATAATCCAAGTACAGGAACAGTAAGTGCTACTATATTTAAAGGTAATATAGACGCAGTAGATGGTGACTTTGATGGTACACTTGAAGCAGATGCAATTACTATAGGTGGCACAGCCGTTACAGCCACTGCAACGCTTGATACAGGCATATCAAATAATAATGTGCCTAAATTTACCAGTGGTGTAGCTGACGATGACTTTTTGCGGGTAGCTGGCACAGTTATTGAGGGTCGGTCTGCTGCAG